TGCGCTTGGATCTTCTTGATCTGTTGAGTTTGTAATTTCTTGTACCAGTACTGGTGCCTTTGTTCCTGTAATATATTCTGGACGCTGTAAACGCGCATCGCTTGACTGAACGCCAAAGTGCATTTTTATGTTTTCTATGTATCGGGTTCCACCTCTTGCGTTTTTTTCCAAAAATTCCTGCAATCGCATTGCGCGACGCAAATCGTTTATTGTTGTAGCTCCTACTGTTAAAGAATCGCCTGGATCATATGCCAATGGCTGAGCCACGCCTAGACCGGCATCAGCTCCAATGCGATCACTTGTAGTTACTTGTAATTCACCTTGACTAATTGTTCCAGCAGTAGTTCGAAATGTAGGGGCGTTTCCCACTGATCCGTCCCATGATGCTTTTAATGTTACATCGCCTAATGGCAGATCCACTGCACTACCTTTTTGTGCAAAAGGTAAACAAGCTGTAAAATAGTCGTGTTCATAAGCTCGATTTCTTAGGGTACCGAATGTTCCCAATGCATTTAGTCCGTCGACGAGTTGGTAATCAACCTCTGGAATTAAATTTTCATCGCGATAATATTCATTATAAATTGCCTGATAAGCTGCGAATGGAATCGCATTAATATTTTGAGCTGTGCTTGTCGCGGGTGGTGGTGGCACCGCTAGATAATCTCCTAGCTTTTTTGCTGTTTCAGGCGTTGAACTAGACCATGTAAACTGTGGTAAGCCTCCTGTTGGCTCGTTTACAATAAATTTCTCCCAATTTTCCCAAACTAGACGGTTTGGTACGAAGAAATAGTGAATGCATACATCAACATTATGCATTATAGGTGCCACCATTGGCGCGAATCGTATATATGTATCACCAGCAATATCCCAAGTATCGCCTGGTATACATTCAGCTATGCAGCATGGCATAAGTTTGCCCATTGCGCCTGTCATCTTAACATCATGTGTTAAATCGAAAGTGTTTGAGGGTGGACGCTGTACCTCAATACTGTTAAATAAATTTTCCATAGTTTTTGTGTTTTAAAGTCGAATACCTCCTCTTGCTACTGTGTAGCGTGTTTTTTTTGTTGGTTTGCGTTTGTTTTTCATATTATATTTTTTTAAGTGTTTAAAATGGTATTTTTTCCATCACATGTAACTGATCTTGATCAGGTTTGTTTGTTCGCTGTTCCAGCTCTTTGTTTTCCATTAAACGAATTAGCTGTAAGTAAAGGTTTTTGGCTTCGTTTTGTTTTAAATTTAGCACTTCGCTGATTTCTTTCCATGTTGCGCTAAAATCGTTTTTTAGAATTACTGTGCAGATTCTCTGATAATCTGACTTAGTAAATTTTGGTTTTTCTGTGATTTCCATATAATATTTTTTTTAAGTGTAGTTGCCGTAGGCTGTCGCGACTATTTATTCATATTCGCTGCGCTCATTGACTGAATAAATATCGCTCTTTTATTGCCTAATGTTTATTTTAACAGTTTTAATACTTCGATAATTGTTTTTATATAATACTGTGATGTCATGCCAATCTCCATGTCTGCTACTTTTGCCTGTGCTGCTATAATCTTACCTTGATTTTTTGCGTTTTCTAACGCTGTTTGCAGTTGATCCTTTTGTGTTTGTTCCGTTGCCTTCGCTATTTCAGCATTAATATAACTAACCGTTGCTTGTGAAATAATGTTATTAATTTGCGATTCGGTGGTAGCCTCCGTAATATAATTAGTGTAGTTTTGTGCTGTTATTTGACCGCGTTTTATATCTTGATCCAGATCGCGCTGTAAATAAGGGTTATTTTTTAAATATGATGCTCTTGAATCAAACATTAAATCACCGGTTTCTGGATCACGACCGAGAAACTCATTATTAGTCGGTGTTTTTAATCCCACAGCCTCTTTTAATAATTGGTTATCTATCATTTTAGCCTCGTTTGTTAATTTTAACTGCCTATTTTGTTCCATTAACAACGGTAATTGCATTAAAGACATAAAATTGATATTTGACTGTGGGGCTATTCCTTTGTACTCAGCTGGTGCCGATCCTCTTACCATTGCAGCTGTGTTTGATCCTCCACCCTGTGAATACATCATATTTGGGTTTAGTCCAGCTGCCTTAAACCTTTCTTTCATTGCGCTTGGACTATTATACGCGTTGGTACGCTCCCAATCTTCATTTGCGTATTGTCTTTGTAATCGCGCCTGTCCTTGCGCGAATTCTCTATTTAATCTGTTTTGTTGGTTTTGGAACAACATGTTCCCACCACTTTGAAGAACTTGTAGTCCTCCTGTTACAGCTGTATTTGGATCTATTGGCATAGTTTTTTTGTTTATTGAATTTTGGGAAAATGTCAATTAGCAATAATATATCAAGGGTGTATTATTGCTTATTTAACGCGTTATTCACGCGTTTTGTTACCTCCGTTTCGAAAAGGTCGTGTTGGCGCTGCTTTTCGTTTCGTTCAAGTTTATCCTTATGTCCTTTTATTAATTTCTTGTGTTCCATTGTCATTTCCTGAATATCCACAAGATCCATTTTGCGCAGGTCAACACCTGTACTCAATTCGTCAACATCATATAATGGTTTTTTCATGTTATCCAGTGGTAGTCCTCGTGCGTATCTTTCCATTAATGTACGCATACTCATTGTTTGATCTGGAACTGTCAATGATGGTTGATCAAATTGTTCGCCTTGAAATGGTGTTTTAACTTTCATATGTTTTCTGTTAGTCGTTTTGTTTTCTTTAATCCTTTGTGTGTACGAATTAAATCCTGTTTTTCAAACATTTTTCTTTTAGTTGTTAACGATTTTTCCACAAATTCCAAATTTGCGGTATTTTCCATATGTTTAGCTATTATCTGTTTATCCAGTAAACTATATATTTTATCCTTGTAATAGCGTGGTAAGGAGATTTTAATTTCGTTTATCGTTGCATAACAACGGTTTTTGAGGTCGGCTTGGTGCCATTGTATCATTTGGGGTGTTAGGTAATTTAATCCTAACTTTTTACTCATAAGTGCAAATTCTGGTATTCTGTTATCGTTCCAAAACTCGGGTATTTTGGTTTCTTTGCACATATATTTTAATGTATAGCCAATACTGGCTCCTGTTACTTGCCCAAAATGTACATGTCCATGCGACCAATGTTTCATAATCATATCTGTTGTAGTTCCAAATATTATTAAATGATAGTGTGGCCGTTTTGTACGAGTACCGTATTCTCCACACGCATAATATTTTATTTTTTCACCGTCCTTTCGTAGGTATTTGAAAAAATTTTGTAAATGTTTTTTCTCCAATGTCATTAAGTTAGATCGTGTTAATGGTGGTTTATCACCATATGTTAGTGTAACAAAGTGTGCTGTTTTATGTAGTAATGATTCCTTTTGTAAACGGAAAGACCAACCGGATATTCGTCTGGCTCTGCATTCATTACATTTTCCACATGGTACTAAGTTTTCCTTTTGTTTGATACCATTTAATTTAACTATTATTTGCTGTTCCGGTGTCCACCCTACGATATAGGGTTTCAGTTTTATTGGTGATATGCACATATTTTTTTTATTAAAAAAAAGGGGCAAATGCCCCCTTTTTTATAGTGTTGGTGTTCCGAAAACAGGCATAGGCCGTCTAGCTTTCATTTTGTTTAATACATGTATGTAGATATTGTCTACATCGTCCTCGTCAAAGAATACGCGTGTATTGTTTGCGCTGTTTACTTCGATAAATTGTTGACTTAATGTAGGCGCCGAGGCGAAGATTCGCCCTAAGTGCCAAAAGTCAAGTTGTGTTCTAAATAGTCCAGCTACGCGGTTTTGTAAGTATTTATACTCGGAATATCTTGGAATATATCCAAATACATTGTTTGGTGTTGCTGTGTAAGCATAGATTTCGTTTTCTGTTACCTCTTGTTCGCCAATGTGGGCGAATGAGGGCCAATAGAAGTCCAGTACATCAGTTTTTAGGAAGTTTTTTGGAATTCCCTGTTGGTAAGCGGGTTTCGGCATAATAGACATAATACCAAGTATATACCCATGTTCTTCGCACCTATATTTACCATAGTGCCCAGCTTGTAAGCTTGTAGCTTTTCCACTTGGATTGCCTTGTACCGAAACTGCGCTTGGATCTTCTTGATCTGTTGAGTTTGTAATTTCTTGTACCAGTACTGGTGCCTTTGTTCCTGTAATATATTCTGGACGCTGTAAACGCGCATCGCTTGACTGAACGCCAAAGTGCATTTTAATGTTTTCTATGTATCGAGTTCCACCTCTTGCGTTTTTTTCCAAAAATTCCTGCAATCGCATTGCGCGACGCAAATCGTTTATTGTTGTAGCTCCTACTGTTAAAGAATCGCCTGGATCATATGCCAATGGCTGAGCCACGCCTAGACCGGCATCAGCTCCAATGCGATCACTTGTAGTTACTTGTAATTCACCTTGACTAATTGTTCCAGCAGTAGTTCGAAATGTAGGGGCGTTTCCCACTGATCCGTCCCATGATGCTTTTAATGTTACATCGCCTAATGGCAGATCCACTGCACTACCTTTTTGTGCAAAAGGTAAACAAGCTGTAAAATAGTCGTGTTCATAAGCTCGATTTCTTAGGGTACCGAATGTTCCCAATGCATTTAGTCCGTCGACGAGTTGGTAATCAACCTCTGGAATTAAATTTTCATCGCGATAATATTCATTATAAATTGCCTGATAAGCTGCGAATGGAATCGCATTGATATTTTGAGCTGTGCTTGTCGCGGGTGGTGGTGGCACCGCTAGATAA